ACCTGGAGTCCCCGTGTATGCACCATCTCTTTCTGGTGACTCCAGGATTCTTTTGAGCGCATCCTGCTCAGCCGCTAAGTTTCGTGTTGCCATATGATTTATTTCTCTATTGCGAAGTTAAGACAGGTACAAGACAAATATTGCGCTCCAGAATCTCCAGTACCTACACCGTAACCAAAGTCCATTACCTGAGCACTACTTGGGAGATTGGTGGCAATAGTGGCTTTAAGAGTGCCATTCACATAAAACTTAGCATCAACTCCTGGATTAAACTCAATACGATATGTGTTGAGTGAATCAAGAGTTACACCAGTGATTGCTGTTTCTGTGTGCCCTGTTCCTCGGTCAGCTGTGTGGGCATAGAGGTTTCCAGATCCATCAACTGTGAAACACACTGCATCGTCTGTCTGATCATCATAGTCACTCAATGGAGCTGTGTCTTCCATGAGTCCGAAACCACCCTCTGATGTTGTATTTCTGCTGGATCCTAGCCCGAACTCTACAATGACCTCTTTTGATGTATCGAAAGATAATCTTGCATTTGATCCAGATGTAAAAAATCCGCCGTTTGTTATTAGGCCACATGCGCCATTATTACCACGTGTGTAGCCAATACCATATGACTGAGACGTTGCTCCAGCTCCATAATTTACCCAACCTGCTGTTCCAATAGAGTCTAAGCCAATAGGTAGTTGAAAGTTCCAGTAGTCCTTTGTATCTGTAGCTTCTCCTACACCATTAAGTTTATTGTGACCGTGTAACCCAGCAGCATCACTTCCATCAGTCAACGTCTCTGCTTCTGCTCCTGAAATATCAGTAGCTTGGAAGAATGTACTCATTTCGTTGAGGTCATTCACATCGCCGGTGTATCCGTCGAGAGTATTGATTTCTGCTGCATCGGATGTAATACCATCTAACAATGCCTTCTGCCCTGCACTTGGTAATTGACTATTGTAAATACTTGCTGCAAGAGCACTTGGGTTAACGAACAGTTCAGCTCCTGTACCACCTGCTGCTGTACCTGCATCAATCTCTCCGCTAGTCGCTTCCTCTGAAATACCCTTTGTTGTATCTGTTGCATCAGGTGAACCAGAGATCGCAATATTATCTACGTACTCAACAGTTGCTACCTCATTCGACCCAGGTGTGAATGCAGGTACTCCGTCATACTCCATAGGTGAAGTGCTGTCGAGTTGTTTATCACCTTTAAGTGCGCGGATAGCGTGAGTGAGATATGGGAAACTAGTGATCTCAATTGTTCCTGAACCCTTACGATGAGCGTACTGAGTACCAGCTCCAAGGATTTCTCCAGTAGCTACGTTAAGATACGACACGCTAGTTACCTTGCTTGTCGCTGTATCAACTGTTGCGATGATACCTTCTTCTGTTGATTGTCCTTTATCAAGTGTGAAATACAACGTTAGAGTATCGAGATCATTTCCGTACGAGTCTGAGGTAGAATCTACTCCAAACGATGTAGTACCTGCTGAAAATGTCTCTGTCATTGTAGACTCGTATGATGGACGAGGTGTATAGAAAGACATATTTATTATCTAAATTTTTGAGGAATACGACGTCCGCAATCACGAACATCTTTGATTATATAACCACGGATGTTTAGGTACCCGTACTTTTCAGTTCTAAAGCGAATACGCACCGTTTGGAATTTACCTGAGTTGAGCTTAAATTCCCGCATGTACCTATAAGCTGTAACAGATTCTCCTGAACCATATGGCCCACTACCGTATAAACGATGCCCATAAGAAGTCCCAACACTTTTATCTACATACTCACTATCACCCTCAACTGTTCCAATTCTTTCAAAGACTCCGTTGTCGTATGAAGCTTCTACAATGAGTTCTTGAGAAATCCCCATATCACCTTCTACTACAAGCTTCTTCGCTTTCTTTAATTCCTCGCTATCAAGATCCCAATCATTTGATGTCCATGATCCTAGGATTGGACTGCCATCATCATCGAAGCCACTAAAGATTTCATAAACATCTCCATTGATTGATGAGCCTCCGTATAAGCCGTCGTTATATACAGCGAAGCATCGGAAGAAACCTTCCATCTTATCCCACAATTCGTATCGTTCGTTGTAAAGAAGTAGTGTGTCGTTATGGTTTACATCAGAGGAACTGCGGCAAGCCCATATAATGTACTCGCCATACTGAACTCCAGCGGCATCAGAGAAGTCATAACCGCTAAGGTTAAGTTGTTCTGATACAACGATTGGACGAACCTTCTGACCATTTCTATCAAACTGTAATCGTCGCACTACTTTCTGATTCTCATCTGTATCATCGATGTAGTAAATTCCATCACCTGTTGCGACTGAAGCTCTCATACTAGGTACCCCAGTACCCTCACGGAACATAACATTTACCGCATCAGTATCATCTGCTTCTACATCAACTTTCCACCATGACTTCTGGTGTCCTACGTAAACTGTTCCATCCAATATGTGCATGTCCTGGATAGCGGAGTTGTCGTCATACTGAGCTAGGAAGAACCCTTCTCCTGCTGCTCTAGTAGGTGATGTGTAACCAAAGTCTGCTAGTCCATCTGTATAAGGAACCTCGTATGAGTAGTCAATTGTGATTGCTCCAGTTGGCGCCGTGTTAAATGTGATACTACAAGCTCCTGTAACGTAATTGATGGTACCTGAACCCCCTTTATCTCCTGTAAGCACACCGTTTCCGTTATCGGTAAAGTTCTCAACACTATCTGTAATAACAACACTACGTCCAACCACATGTGGCTGCGCTGTTGTGTGAGCAAAAGTTTTTTGTGGAGGAGAACCTGTTCCGTAACTCTCTAACGTAATTGCTGTGTATGGATAATCGTCACCTAAGTGTGAGCGCCAGAACACTGCACCGAACTCGTTCACCTGCCACATCCATAGAGCGTTAGACTTAATCTTACAATACCCACGCCATACGTCTGCTGCTGCACCGTAGAAGTCTACGTAACTATCGGGGTTAGCCATGTTCATTCTTACCAATCCTGTATTTGGAGATGAAGCCCAAAGAAACGCACCAGCTGGGGTGCGTCCAAGTGAGAACGTCATGTCCTCAGCATTAGCAGAACCGAAGTCTACTACATCCCCCCATAAAGCTCCCACGCTATTATAGCGCCTGATCTTCCCTTTGAAGTATTTGTATAAGTACTCGTTACCTTCTACGTCTGTTCCAGCACCAATACCATCTACATGTCCACTATCAGTTTCAGAATCACCAAGCTGCATCTGCCCTCGTGCAAGTTCAAGTTTATCACCAAGAGAAAGGAAGTTATCAGAATCAGACGCTGACCCAGGCGGGAGCGTCTCAGCATCAAGCTCATTGATTATTCCGTTTTTAAAAAGTGTTACCTCTTTCTCTTTATAAGCCATATTAGTTTAGTCCTGACCAATCAGTCTGTGGCATAAAATTATCATCGACACTATCATCGTAAATGGAGTCGTAGTCCAACAAGGCTGAGTAGAGTCTGTTGTATTCAGCAGCCATCTTAGAATCAAACGCACCCTCTGTTACACGATCAGACTGCTCAGAGTAGAAATAGTTCTTTGCTGCCTCGTACACAAGGATCGAGTGGAATGCTTCTGGAAGAACTGGCTGAGTTGAAAGTGTGATGTCTGTTGGTAAGTATGTGTAATCAAGTTCAATCGAATCTCCGAAGTACGCATCAGCTGGATCAGAAGTAAGTACTAGATTTGAATTCTTCTTATCAATCGTCGCGTACTCAGAAGAGTTGTGATACTTACGACGGTTTCTAAAAGGAACTACGGCCCAGTCTGTGTAGCTGTCATTTGCTGAGTTATAAGTTCGTAACGAAACAGGTAACAAGAAATCTGAAGGTAAAGAATAATCTGTAGTACCAGACGATATTGTGTTGCTGGTATCAGAGGAAACTAAAAAGTTCCACACTCTGCGAGAACAGATTGCTTTGTAACCTGTATTAATCAACTCAAGGATTCGTGTAGAGTCTGTTGTTGTGTCGTCGACAAGGAACTCAAACTTGTCGATTAATTGTTGTCCTGTCATATATCCACTCTGCGCGAGTTAATGCGTACATGTGTTCACGCAGAGAAATATAGGGCAGATAACTTACCTGCAAAAGTTCCTACTCAGCTTTTTTTACCTTTCGTACTCTCTTAGTTGCTACCTTTTTTGTTGTGGTAGTTTTCTTCTCTTTTTCGCTTGCCTCCTCCTTAGGGGTCGAGTCGTCACCTCCTGAGGGAGATGTTTCGGAACTTACTTCAGGCTCCACTACTTTATCTCTCAAGATCTCACCAGTCATCATTTTGTGGAATTCGAGCTCATCCATAGGGAAGTAGCCCATTTTTTTGATATTCATTGAGACAACCACATCTGCACCAACTAGCTGCACTACTGAAACGATATCTCCTGTACGTCCGTCCCGTGAAGAACGCTTAACGTATAGCTCTACTTTTTTGTCATCGAGTAACATATTTACTTAATTTTCTTTGTTGTTAATTTTCGAAGCACTAGGTTCACAAGTGCGTATACAAGACCTAGTAATGCCACCTCTGTGAAGTCTCCTTCAGCTAAGAACTGCTGAATAAGAACGATTGCAGAAGCAACGAATCCTAGAATGTTTACCCACATCATTCTGGATGAATACCATTTTTTAGTCATATTTCTATTCTACGGAATAAGAAGCTGAAACAGATGCAGCTGCACCTGGAGCTACGGCGCCTGTTGCGGTTGTTGTTGCTGCGTAGCAGATTCCTTTTTTGAACATCAAGCCTTTACAGAAACATTCACTCTGTCTAGATGATGCAAGAACTGGGATAACATAATCTGGAGTAGTAGTTCCAAGAACTACATTTGTTGCTGCGACTGCATCAAAAATCTGAATGTAGACTTTTGCAACATCTGTGTTATCCACAGCGATATGAGTTAGTGCTGCTTTCGCAGTTGACATCTCTTCAACACTTGCTAGAACAGAAGCATCAAAGAAAGGTTTTGGTGTATTACGTAACATAATTTGTAAAGTTTATTTCTAACTGTATTATACCATTTTTTAGCTAAAGTATCCCCTTTATTCGTTGGTGCCATTGGTATCGAGTCTCGTATGAGAAGTCGAAGATATGCTCACCAGTTCGTCTCCAGTTGTAGCAGTCATTCACTACATCTCGTACTGTATATCCACCGTAAGCAATAGCGTTTATGTAGGTAGTCCAGAAGCGACCTGCTGCATCAAACACTGATTTGTCCTTGAACTTCTTGAACGCTTTTAATAATGCCTGTTCAGCATCTTTCTCTTTAGACCAGACTCTCTGCTTACCGTAATGATCTAATGCACCTGGTACTGCTCGTGCTTCATCTCGTTTCTCCTTCCAGTCTTCTGGTAATTCTTCCATAGCATAGGCGAATCGGAAGGTGTAGTCTTGATTCAATGTCCCGTAACCTTGGTTTTTTTCAACCCATGAGAGAGAATCAAAGATTATCCACTTGTTATCCACATCGTCCCACCCGACCAATAAGATCAAGTGGTTGTCACTATCAGTCTTTCTCACTGCATTACCTGTGTAATAACCTTGAGATTTAGATGCGTTCACACCTATTGCTAATGGGCCGTGATTGAGGATTGCTTGTTTAATACTTTTCTTAAACGGTAGCACCCGTAGATAACCAGGGGTTTTTCTAGCTTTACCGGTTGGAATACTCTTAGCAGTCTTGCGACCTATTTCCACCCAGTTACTAGGTTTCTTCATTATATCTTTAGGCATTGGATACTTTTTGTAGTCAATGCCACCGATGTCTTCCAACACATTCAAGTTCTGCCTTACAGACGAGCCGTGTTCTCCACCACCCGATGTAAAGAATAAGTGTTGCTGTGAGAAGTCGTATCTCTTTTCATTGAGTCGCTCATACTTCCACTCCGCTAGAGTAGTACAGGCGAACGATGTACACAGAGGCCATACCCCTTGCTTCTCGTATCTTAACCCTTCTACCTTGTAGTATTCTGGTATGTCTGTCTCTCCAGCAAACAGTTCATCAGCCCACACATCCCTCGGATCGAATGAGTCCTCGATGAATCCTGAATTATGTTTGAACATATAAAGTCTGTTATGACTTAGACGAATAGGTTTCTAATGGTTGCCCATAAACCTGCAATAGCTCCTGTAATACCGATAGTTAGGTAAGCACCAGACCAACGGGTTCTAAAGTGAGTGTTCTTAACTACCTGACCATTTAATTTTTTAAGGTGAGCATTAACTGAGTTGTGATCCTTCTCATTTTGGTCAAAGCGAAGTTCGAGTATTTTTGTTATACCCTCTATCATCACTGCTAATTCACCGTTAGTTGGTTCCTCCGACATATCATTATTCTTTTGCAGCACCCTCTTTTACTGGAGCGTCAATAAAAGTAGGATATGGACGAATACCGTCCTCAGACACATAAATTTTTGCAATAAGAATTGCATCATACTCATCAGCAAGTTTTGCAACTTTATCTGATAGTTCTCTGAGTTCCAATTGTCTTTTTGTTGGTTCCATATTAAACAAGAATATTATCATTACCAGCCTGAGTCGCGATAATCGTTCCAAGGCCTGATTGAGATACGTTTCCAATTTGTGCAAGCCACGCATCTGTGACACCTGCACTTTGTAGCTTAGCTACAACGATGTCATGTAGGTCGGTTGCGCTTGTAATAGGAGTAAAGCTGGCTTCATCATAAGCAACTTTTCCTCTCACGCCATTACGCCAGACGACCTTTGTGATTTCATTAGCCATATTTATTTCTTCTTATTAACTTCTTCTTCAACCTCTTCCTCGAATAACCTCAAAGCATCAAGCCCTTCAATAATAAGAGTAACTAGATCCTCAATAGTTTCTTCTTTAAGGTCAGCTCTTGTTGTAATAATATTTCTGATTAGTTCAGTTGCATCACCAGCTTTTGTCACCACCTCCTCAGATATAACTTCAAGAACTTGTTTAACTTTCTTTCCCTCATTATCTGTTGTTGTTTGAGTTGTTTGTTGTCCTATTGCCATATATTTTTAATCAAAGAATTCACAAATTGTTGTTGTATAATTTTCAAAAGTAATTACGTCACCATTACCATCACTCGATACTGTTAATTGAATTTCGTCATCTTGTGCGAGTGAAACAACCGCTGTACCACTGATGTTATATGTTTGTCCTGCGTTCTTACAGAACTGCGACATGACTGATCCAGTTCTAATTGTACCGTTCTTACTTATACCAAGATATACAGTTGTGTTTGCTACATCTGCTGATACTGATGCGTGCCAATCAACCTCAAAGTATTGAGTTAACTCACCACTGTATTTAATTCCAGGTGTGTATACAGTTGCGGCGGCAAAGTTTTCAAATGGATCATTGGTAAATGTCCCGTTGATCGCATAATACGTTAATGCTGTTGTGATTGTTGTGCTTGCTGATGAATCAAGGGATGCAAATACTCCTGTCTTTAACCCTGTAATATACTCATCAGCGGTAAGATTTCCTTGAACGTTAGTGTCTCCGTTAATATCTAGCTTAACACTGGGTGTAGATGTTCCTATTCCGACTCTATCAGTAGAGGCTTGTGTATAAAGTAAGTTTTGGTCAGTAACCCCCTCAACTCTGAATGGATAATCTATACCGGTTTCATTGATAACTAATCCTGATGCACGTGCAATTAACCACTCAGACCCCCACAACATTCCAAAACCAATAATATTCAAACCAGCGTCCATGTTAAAAATCTTGTTGTAAGACGTTGATGACACCTGGAAATCAATATCCCCTTTCAATCGGTTGATGTTGATACGACCTGTTGATTCGTCATAACGAAAAGCTGATCCGCTTGATGCGCCACCAATACCAATCTGACTAGTTCCAGCATCTACACTGATCGCAAACGGCATCGAAAGCCCACACACACGGAAGTCTGCATCTACGTGTGAGAAGTTAAAAACCGCACTTCCCTCAGCGGTAATAGGTGCAGACGGTGTACTGGTTCTGAGTCCACAATTACCTCCACTCGTTCCTTTTAAAATTACATATGATGCACTAACTCCATCACCTGTTCTAAAATCAAGACCAATCGGCATGTAGTCAAGTGTTGAGTTAAAATCTAATCCAAAGAACAACCCTGTACCACCAATATATTTAACGCCATCCCAACCAGCCGCACGGAAACCTCCAACAGTGTCAAATTGTTGTGGAAGAGTTAGTCCAGCTCTTGCACGCAAAAACTCAACCAGACCACCTTTAGAAGCTGTGTCTGACAGAGAGCGCATCACGAATCCAGTGTCATTTCCATCAGGACCAACCTCAATTAGTACACGTGGGTTTGAGGTGAACGGAGAACCACCAACTTGCTGAAACGGAAATGTGATCTCATCTGTTCCTAGTCCTAGCGCATCCCAAGATGAATCGATGAAGAAGAGGGAATCATTTGTAACCCCCTTAAACCTCATGTCTACATCTTCATTGTTGTCATTAAAAATCCATTCTGTTGAACTCCAGACAATCGGTGAATCTAATAAACCCCCGATACTAAAACGGATCTTGTCTTCATCTGCCGTGCGTTCAACCTCAATACCTGTATCACGATCTGTATCCCATAGATCGAAGCCTGCTCCAAATGTGCCTTTCTTAATGCGTGCCATATTAGATTGCTTCTACTCGATAAGCTGAATCTACTCCTGTGTGTGTTATGCGAAAAGAATCAATTGAAATATCTTGGTACTCAGCAACCTCGCGTCGCTTTAATGTAATCTCATCACCCCAGTTTGTACCGTCATTTGAAATAGAATAAGTAAAATCACCAGGACCATCGTTTAAGACAATCACGTTATTGGCATTCCTACCTAATGCTGTATTCAAATCTAAAATTGCAGGCGAATCTCCTACACCAAAACTTGTATCCTCAAAAAACTCAGGAGTGTCAGTAGTTTTCTCTACTGAAATTACAGCTGCGCCTGATGAAGTAAAAGACTGTGCCACCCACTTCTTAATCGCTTCAACATAACCAAAGTTATGCCTCGCTTTCAGTGGTCCTTTATTTGTTGGAATCGGCATAGCGGATTATTTCATTAATAGCATTAACGTAACCTATCCACTTAGCTTTTTCATCTTCACTTCGATCTCTTTCTTTTTCTCCTTTTTCTCTCAGCCCTAGAAGATAATCTCCTTTCAATATAATAAAACCATCTTCAAGTCTCGCGTAAGCTCGCTTGATTTTTTGTTTGATAAAAAATCTTCTAATGATTCTATACATATCAACGTTCATCTCTAAAAATAAATAGAACTTCAAAATCCTCATCTGCTGATGAGTTGGTGATATTAAGCGATAGGTTTGTGATACTAGGTATCTCCATCACCTCTTCTAATTCCCCAGTCTGATTTTGAATAGAGTAAAAACTCAACCCATACTGGTCTATAACTTCAAAATCGTACTGAGTGGAGGATGTGGTTGGCTTAACAGCTAGACGCAAAAGAACTTTTTGATGTGCGTAGATAGCTTCAGAAGCAGAACCAAGTGTTGGTGTGACTGTGTTGTAACTACGTGAAAGCATAGTAGTAATTAACTGATCTAGTTAGAGGATTGCTCCTCTAACATAATCAATAAACTAGACCTGGAATGTGCGGTAAACAACTCGAACACGAAGTTCTGCGTCGTTTGCTGCGTTTCCTGTGTACTCACCTGCACCTGCGTTGTGCAATACGAGCTTTTGTCCGTCTACGGCTGTAGAAGCCAAGAGGAAACTAGCTGTTGCGTCAGCAGTAATGATTGAGTTTGCTGCTGCGTCGATGAAACCGGTTGCATCAATTGTTGTTGATACAGCTTGTCCTGCTCCATCTGTCAATTTGAAGGCGAGATCGTTTCCACCTTCTACATACGGATCAACACCTTGGTCAGAACCAATACGCATCTCAAGAGTTGCGGTAAGGAACTGATAACCTTGTCCACCACCTGGGGCTGGAAGGATTTCCTTTGGTGCTGCTCGAAGAGCTTTTAGTTCAGCAGCGGTAATGAAAACATCTGCTGACTGCCACACGTATTGTGGAGGTGTTTCCCAGTTAGGGTTTGAACCTGCACCATCCATTTGCAGGATTTGGTATGCAGATCCTTTAGCGAGTTCTTGTGCTACACCACCTGCTGTACCACGGAAGATTGAACCTTCTGTGAGTGAAATCTTAGCTGCAGTTACTGCTTTAGCCCCTAATTCATCTTCCTTAACAGCACCGTCTTTAATTTCATCACTATCAACTGCACCCGTTGCGATAGCATCACTATCAACAGCGTCATCAGCAATTGTTTCTACACCATCTTCACTAACGAGAGTTGTTCCGTCAGATGCTTTAAGCTCTGCTCCGCCAGTAAGATATTGATCTTGATTATGAATGTCTCCCATAGGAATTATTCAATTAATTCAACTAGGAGGGGGATGACCCCTCCTAACCTACTGTTTTATTAGAGCTGAGAAGAGTCAACTTGCACGTCTACGAGAGCCTTAGCACCTTCGTCGAAGGTCTTAAGTCCGTAAACAGTCCAAGGTAGAACGTTTGTTCCAAGAAGTTTTGCCGGTTTTCGGAATTCAACTCCTGGAGCTTTCTGAACAACCACGTCAACTGAACCTTTCTTACCAATCATTTGGTGAATAGTAGTAACTGACCAGAGGTCTGCTACTTCAGAAGCTGAGAGAGTTGCCTCACCTGCACCTTCATGGAAGATAGTAACGTAAGTTGCTCCATCAGTTGCAACACAACCTTCGAGGGTCTTTCGGTCTGTTTCTGAAAGTTCGAAGTAGTCAGTTCCATCTCCAGTACCTGAACCATTGATAGCTGCTACCAAGTTGTCAAGTGTGAGAGCTGTAGAACCACCGATCTTAACCTGACCAGCAGTTGCTGCAGTGTTCTTGAACTCGAACTCAACACCTGAAACTGTAACTGTGTCAGCGTCAGATGGGTTGTTAGCTGGTGTCCACTTACCAGAGAGTGGCAAGTTGTTAGACATGTAAAGATCGAATCCCATGTATTTACCAATGTGACCGTTCTTTCCAGTGCTGTCGCCGAGTGCTGTGTCTTTTCCGTCCATAGCCTCGATAAGAAGCTGGTGGATTGTTGGAGAGATAACAGCGTATCGTCCAGCCATGTCAATGTGCTCACGGTTCAACTTCTTAGCTGCTACAGAGAAAAGCTTCTTAACTGTAGCGACTGTTACTGCGTGAGGAATTCCTGAAGTTCCACTGTTGATGTCACCATCGTCAACAGAACTAGAAGCACTAGCTACTTCTCCCAAGAAGTCACCGTCGATGAAGAGCTCTAGCTCTTTACCTGTTTCGTCAACAAACTGGTTTAGAAGTGCGTAGTTTGACTGCAATTCTTCTACATCATCGATATAGAAACCTGCAATCTTGTACTGGTTAACAAGCAATTGCTCGTTAGTTGCTGTGATGTCAGTAAGAGTAGTATCGGTGCTCTTAGCGTAATCACGAACACGGATCAATGAATGGTAAGGACGGTTAACTGTGTCCCCATTCTTAAGGTTTGCGCGTTCCTCAAAGCTAGCTAGCTTTGGGTAAACCGGTGTGTCACGACGAACGATCTGCATTCGCTTTGACCAATATTCCGGATTCACTGCATCAAGAGAGTTACTCATAGGTGCCAATTAAAATTAGTGAATAATCGGCAACAAAGTTTCTCGCTATCTTTCCATGCTATTGGAGTATTCTTCAAATTCCTCCAAGGTCATGTCCTTAACAGACTTATCATCAGACATGCTTCTAGCACGACCTGATGATGAAGACTCAAGAGTTTTGGAATTACCTTTTGGTTTGTCGTAAGAGAATGCTTTCCACACACCTTCAAGAGGTGCGCTTCCCCATTCTTTACTGAAAGCCATTTTGCGAAATTCCTCCTTCTCATCTTTGGAAAGGTCAGAGACCTCAGGGAATTTTTCCCCCAAAGCGCGGAGATCCTTATCATAGGCTGCGAGAACCTGTTGCGCTTTTAGTGGCTTCATTGAAGCTTCTAGCTTCTTTGAAACCTTACGTTCTGCTGCTGAAAGAATGTCCTCCACAAGAGCTAGGTCTGCACCTTGCAACTTATGCTTAGTCATTATTTCTTTTACAGCGTCATCCACTTCCACGTTACTGCCTCCATCTAGGGCATTACGTAACGCATCAATGGTTGCCTCTGTCTTCTGATTCTTACTAGTCGTCTCATTCATGGAACGCTTCAACTCCTTGAGTTGATCATTCACTTCATCAAAACGATGTTTCGGAATCATGTGTTCAGAGCTACTACCTTCTCCATCAGATGGGGTATCCCCCCCATTGGGTTCTGCTGATGCAGGTGTAGGTGTTTGATTCTCCGCTGGCGTAGCGGCAGGAGTGTCAGTCTCCTTATTATCGCCATTTAGCAATTCAGACATAGATTCGTTTGGTTTCGCAGGCTCGACTGCGTGTCATGTCTTAAGAATAAATGGACAATGAGTCCTGGATACCCAGAAGTGCAAGCTTCCGGGTATATAGACTAATCGTCTTGAACTTCTATAAGTTCATCTACAATTTTATTGATCTCCTTCTTTGCCCCCTTTAACCCAAGTGTTCGATCGAACATTCTTTTTTGAGCTGTAAGCTCTGGGTCATTTTTAATTACTTCTTCTAACCTAGCTCTGAACTCTCGTGCCATTGCATCAATTAAACTACGGAATCCGGCTTGTTGTAGTAGTACCTCCATTTCCTTCTCGTCATCGATAATCCGTTCCCATTCAGTTACTGCTTCAAGTGAACCGTCGTACGGATTTAAACGTTTTGCTGCTACCTTTATTTTATCACGTAATGACATATTTTTCTACTAGATTTAGCTAAATTGTAGGGGGTACAGGGGCATTCGCTATAGCTGTTTGTCGTACCTGTTCAGGCATAGAGGTAGCTGGCGCAAACTGCGGCGAAGCAGGCCGAGGACCAGAAGTTGGTACTGGCTGTTGTGCCACAACTCCTGCCTGAGCTCGTTGAGTAATTACCTTACTCGCGTTGTATTCAACATTCTTAAGAACGAACCCCACTTCTTCCTGCGCGTGCTTGAGCACTCTAGAACGAATCTTATCTGGTAGATCAGTCTTCATTACATAATCCAAATGCTTCTGTACATGCCCTGAAGTCGCACCCTTGTTAGGTTTAATATCCTTACTAAGCATCTCCTCATTCTCCGCAGCAGCTTCAGCAATAATCTCCCAGTCGCCTTCCATCTCTGGATTCAATAGACGCTCGATCTCACCTTGATCCATACCCATAACCTGAGCTTCCTTCTCATCCAAGAACTTCTGATTCAAACGCTCGTTAGCTCGTGCATCTCGTAGGTACTCACGGAAACGATCTCGTTCCATGTTCTTATTCTGTTCCTCTGTAATACCTGATGAAATGAGAATATCGAACTGACCCTTCGCATCCTTAGCGCTAACTTCCTTCCATTCATAACCACCTGCTCCCAAGATACGTACACGCTGATTCCGTTTAAGGTTCTGTTCTACGCCGATAAGGAAGAGATAGGCCACACGCTTAAGACAATTTGAGTATGTCTTGTTAGCTGTGAACAAACGATCAGCAGTCTGATCAAGAAGACCAGCAAACTCTGTCGCACTCATTCGTTTTGTATTTGGCGTACCCTTCGCCTGAGATGTCATACCAACCTCAGAATCAAAGATACCATCCAACATTCGATATGTTGCCAGTGCATTTGAAAGGTCAGGGAATGTAATGTCTTTAATGATCTCGTTAGGGTTTCCATTTACACCAATGATTCCCATTGGACGAGGTGTAAGCTGAGATTTCTTTGGAACCTTCGTTGCATCGTAAGCCTTCATTCCATAGTTTCGGAACGCATTATTGTCAATAACTTGTGACATAATGATGTTCTGAACCTTGTTAGTTTCAATCATCAATTCACCCAAACCAGGTGTCCAAAATTCAGACAATGTTGGATATACAGCCCATGAAGCAAACGGGAACTCATCTGCACCAATGATCTCAGACAACTTCTCTACTCGCACAGCTTCCATGTAATCTGGGGAGAACAACACGTAATACTTCTCACCCTCGAAATGTGTGTACCACTCTGTGAGCACTAACGAATCCTGACTTGTAAGTACAGCTTGTGAAAGGTTCAAAGCGGAACGGCGAATCTGCTTAGGGGATTGTGAAGAGTCCGCCTCAGAATCAGCGGAGAGTTTTCGAGCCAGCCGCTTAACAGCCGCCTGATCGTATACATCATCCCTCAATTCATACTTACTTCGAATAAGGTTCTCCTGCCCCATGTACTTAGCTGATGTCATTGGAGACACACCACCAGCCATAGGATCTATTAAGTAATCAAGCACGTCGATAACCTCCAGATAATCAGAGAATCCACCTTTAGAATCAGAGAACTTCTTATAAATAGTTCGTCCGTACATCGCAGCTTGTTTCTTAGCCATGATGTCCTTCAACTCCCAATCTTCCTTGTTGGAAAAATGTTTTAGCAAAGCATTAAGCTTAGGAGCTTTAGGACGATCGCCTTCTTCCATCGCTTCAAAATAAATATAAGGCGGGTCATCCGTCTTCGAAATAAAAGTCTCAATCGTTCCATATACCTTAGGGATATGGATATTTGCTCGTGTAACAAGAGAAGCTTTCTTCTTACCAAAGTAGAGATCGTCTACCTCAGCCCATTTATTTTCTCGCTTCTGGCGATACTTGAGCGCGTGGGAACGCTCCTCAATAACTTGTGTGAGGAGAGCTTCGCGTTTTGTTTTAGAAAGTTGCATAAGTTTTTAAATTCCTAATTCAGGATAAAGTGGTTCATATAAAAGATCGTCATCCTCTTCTTCCATCTCATCGATACGACGCTTCATAAAAAGATACCCATAAGCCAACGCATCCGTTAAGTCATCGTGAGTTGCTCTCGGGAAAGCTTGAAGCTGTTCCTTAAGATCAGTCATCCATGGACGCATCTTAATCACACCAAGTTTAAACGCCGCTTGCATTGCAGCAATACGCTGATACTTACCATCAGACATCAACCCTCGCCTATCAGAAGATGAACCTCTCGTAGGGTTCACATACTCCACATTTAAGTGGATCCCCCTTCTAATCATTTCTTGGTTCAGAGCCGCTTGGATCATGTTACTCGCCACCGTCTTCTCAATCGTAAACTTACTTGGCTTGTATTTACCATAGAGCTCAAACATTGCATTCGCAATGCGTTTGGTATCTACCCCCATTTTATCATTAATGTAGTCATTAATAAAGATCGTATTGTGCTTATCTAAGCAAAGAACCACCATTGCCGTGGGGTCCGCCGACTTCTTCGTACTCCCACCACCAAGATCAATGAATACCTCCGTAACCAATTCATTCCTTGGAGGCAGATCTTCAAAGTACTGAAAGAACTCTGGCTTAAATACAGCGCTCTCTTGAGGGATCGGGTCATTTAAATATTCCATGTAAAAGTTTGCTAGCTTATCACGTGCAATATACGCCGCTTTCTTTCTCTCCAACTCTTCAAGTGAGAAGTGTTCAGGCCAAAGAGATGCTCCGTCCTGAATAGCTGCGTACTTCTTAGTCTTAAAATCAGGATATAAGTTCTTATTAAGCAACCTGTTAAGCAAAGAGTCTTCGTGCAAAATCGTACCCACATACACAACAGAACCTGATTTAGCCGCTAACGTAGGCATAACCGCCCCGTTAAACCAATCCTCCAAATCAAGTCGTCTAAGCTGAGAGCGTACCAACTCGTCATCCTCCAAGTCGTCCAAGATAATCAAGTCCGGTCGAGTGTGTCCTGAGATCAAACCACGCATCTGAGCTCCCCTCCCCTTCGCAATAATCGTCGCACCATTCTGTAACCTTAATTCCGTCTCACTCCATTTATCAGTTTTCTGATGGCCAAAAGCAAACAAGAGCCTCTGGTTCGCTTCCAGCTCGTTACGAATACGACGTAGGAACTTCTTCGCCGAATCCTCAGACGCTGAGATAATCACAATAAACTTCTTCTTCTCATACAAAGCCATATAGAGCGGATAGAAGAAAGTCATCGAAGTGCTCTTCGCATGACCACGTGGTGCTGCAATCGCAACCCTAGGATTCGTGAGAGCTAAGGTCGTCATCTCCTTATGAAAAGGAGGAGAGGGAATAGGCTCCTGAGAATCTTGGTCACTCATGTGCTCGGAGAGAAACTTCCTGGCGAACTCAAGAGGGCAGTCCTGCGTGGTCTTCGCCACCAATGTACGAATCGCTGGGTCCTCAGCTGTAACCTCTCCAGAAAGAATCTTCTCCTTAAGTTTTTGCTTCTGTTCAGGTGTGAGTAGTTTATCTATTGACATAGTGTAAGTGTCGTGCTATGGTGAGACAGTAAGTAAAACATAACCTAAATATATGGACAAAGTAGAGAGAGCCAATAAGCGACAGTATGATGGTCACAACAAAAGAAGGGTCATCAGCGAAGCTTTGGGTATTGAGCGAACAGATTTTGAAGACTGGTTAAAAGCCAAATACTTAACTGATGAAATGGGTTCGCCAGAGATTGCTGAGTACATCTTCGAAAGAACAGGCGTGCGTTATAGCCCCCGATCCATCCAACGAGTTGTAGAAAAAACAGGTGTGGTCCGTACACAGAAAGAATCATTTAGACTTGCTGTTAAGAAAGGACGCGTTCACTGGAAGCTACGGCGTGTAAAGAAAGATCGATTAGAGATCCCAAAAAAGCTACGTTACGAAATCATGAAGAGAGACGGGTTCAGATGCCAGATGTGCGGTTGTGGACCTGACGTACAGGTTCTGGAGATCGATCATATAGTCGCAAGATGCAAGGGTGGTGACAATAATCCCAGTAACCTCCGCGTCTTGTGCCACGATTGCAATGCGGGCAAGGCACACGCAGAAGGAGAAGTGGGCGGTGGAACGCTAGTAAGTGGGTGCTAAGGCGCTTAGAAGCTCGTTTTAAGGCTCTCAGGCTATGAATAGCTTGGGGGCTTTTGTAATGAGGCCCAAATTGGTTTTGGAAAAATTGTACGATTTGGCGGGGGTACGTAT